TTACTCATGTTTATTTTCCTTTCTTCTACCATCCTTAGGTTTTTGCGCTGATTTGGGTATCAGCCAAACCGTTCCCATCTTTACAGCACCGGGAATACGTCCGGCAGAGCAATAATAATTTATCCACCGAGGTGTTACACCCCATTTTTCACTAGCTTCTTTTAATGTCATATAATCCATATCTATCCCTCCGAATGTTATTATAATTCGCTCTTTCGAATAATACAATATTATGTATAATGACAAGTTCTCCACCCATGAGTGCCTAAAACAAACTTAGTGCTTTCTTTTTCTTTGTTTAGAATATACGCTCCGCAACATCCTTGTTATTTTCAAGTTATTTATTATGTATCAACGGCTGCTTCTTCAACATCGCCTTCTGCGTCTTCCACACCTGTTCCATAATCGCCTTCACTTCTGCCATATCCTCTTCATAAACATTCCCGGTGCTGTTAACTCTCTTCGCAATCTGGTTCAGATTTCCACTGATTTTTCCAAGTGTTTCGTTGTATTGCCTTAGATAAGAATAATCCACATCATAAACAAATCCAAAGAGTATTAGTGTCCTGATATAATCCGAAACACTCTTCCGCTTTGACAACTCCACCTTCCTGTCCAGGATATTTTTTTCGTTATCACTCAAATAAATCTTCAGCTCATTTTTCCTCGTTCTGTTTGCTCTATCCTTTGCCATATCGTTCCATCCTTTCAAATGATTTTAAGGGTTAGGGAATTCTCCCCAAATGATAAATTTGAGCATTTCTTCTGCAAAGGAAATTGCTCATTTTATCGCCTGTGAGGGAACACAGGCAGTGCTTGCTAAGTTAGTTTTTATCCTTTTCTAGCTCTATTGCCTTTTGCCCTTTCTGTACCAGTTCAGCCAATCGCCTCTGCACCATTTCACATAGGTTTGGCAATGCACTTCCTATGTTCACTTCTGTTCTTTTCCGCCTTTGGATCGCTTGGTAGATTTCTGCAAATCTTGCCCGATCCGCAACGATATTTTCTGACAGGCAGATATTCTGAAAGCCCAGGCGCTTTACGACTTCTCTGGTAACTTCATCAAAGCTTTCCATTGCCGCTTCCTCCTGATACATTCCATAGTGCCCGATTGCTTTACTGACTTTCTCCCATCCTTCGCTCCAATCAGAAATCGTTGGACTTACCAGCTCTGTATAAATCTCCCGCAGTTCCGCAACGGTAGGCTTGAATTTATTTGTCAGCATATATTGTTGGAGTACCTTGGATAAAATCTGATAGTCCAGATCATGTAACAAGGCGTACCACACATCCAACGCTTGTTCCGTCCCAATAAAATCTTTTCCATACATTGCCTGCATGGCTACAACCAATGTTGCAAATTCCTGTTTAGTCACCGAAAACACCTCCCGTACTTTTTATCTTTTCACGCTCCAACCATGAGCTTACATTGCTTCCGCTTACCTTTTCCTTTTTCCCTTTCAATGGAAAGAAATCCGTCCAGCCATTCTGAATTGTCTGCTTAATAATTGCCACTTGTTCTACTGGAGAATTCGATAAACTTTCCAGCTTATCAATGCAATAACCAATTGCTTTCCCCTTCACTTCCTTGCCTTTTTCTTTTCGATATTCCAGATAAGAAAAGAACATACTATTCACCACAGGAGCATCAAAATAAGAAGGAATTTCCTCTATCTCTGGTTCTCCCTCTTTCTTTGGCTTCTTCTCTTCCTTTTCACTGTTCTCTATCTCTGGGTTACCAGAAATTTCTGTGGTGTTACCTTCCGTTACAGTTGCATTACATTGTAACGTTGCCTGCTCTTTTTCCTTTAGGAGCTTTTGATTCGCCCTATGATTTCTGACTCTCGATGCTGAAGCGCTCTCACTGCCAACCATGTCCTCCAAGTACAATAACTGTAACGATTGATCGTCCAAGAACACAGCCGCATGATATTGGCACAAAGCAGAAATCGTCAGTTTCACAAGTGCCGACTTTTCTCCCGTATCCAATGCTATTTCCTCATCTAAGGTCGGCAAAATATGTTGATAGTAAATAATCCCTTCTGTATTAATTGCCTTTAACAACAGTTTCAGATAAAGCAGGACGATACTGTCTCCCTCCGGCAAAGTTCGCAGCTGTTTGATGATCAGTTCCTGAAAGAAACCCACCTGCAATTTCAACCAGTAATATCGTTTTCCTGCCATTTAGCATTTCCCTCCGCTCTGAATAAACGCCTCCAGCATACTTCTGTAAATGATGTAATGATAGCGGCTCTTTCCATCTTTCTTGATGGCATATCCAATCGGCAGCCGCTCCTGTCTCATCAAAAACTGTAAGGTCACAACATCCATGTTAAGCAGCTTTGCAGCCTCTTTTGTCGTAACTCGTTCCATTAGCGTTCCTCCTCTCTATGTGTCTCCTCTTTGCCGCTTCTGACCTTCTTAATCGCCGAATTCAGCCGTTCAAGCTGTTTCCCCTTCCAGTCCTTCCTGAGCCATCTGCAAAGCGTAAATTCGGAAATACCCATTGCTTCCGCCACTTCCCACTGCTTTACCTGATTTTGCTTCATCAGCAGTTTTACTTCTTCTTTTTTCACTTGTTTCTCCTCCATATTTTTATTGACATTGTTGCTGTTGTTGTCTATACTAATTATGTACTATATAGTACATATAAGCAATTCTGTTTCTTATATGGTACGAGCAAATATGATGTGTAAATGAAAGGAGTACATGAAAATGTTGACAAATCAAGATGAAATCCGGGAACGGATCATTCAAATCCGAAAAGAAAGGGGGGTATCACAGAACCAACTAGCAAAAGACTTTGGAATTTCCAGAACGCATTACTGCAACGTAGAGAACGGTAAGAAACCTGTAACAGAGAGCTTTCTCAAAGTACTAGCCAGCGGTTACAAGATCCCTATGGAAGCATTTATTCCTAATGAGAATGGAGATTTAATGCAATATTGCGAATGCACCAATGATTTTGTGAATGCAATCATTGATGAATATTTCAATTCCTTTGAAATACGCAAATACTACATTGATGAATATGAACAACCTTATTACGGTGTTCTCTCCTATCTGCATGATATCGGCTATACGGTTGAATATGAACTTCTTCAGGAAGCCCATTTACAGGATTCCTTCGATTCTGCAACCGGATCTGTTGATGTAAAAAAATTTGCCGAAGATGGCGTGGTCCACGTCTATTCAAATGAGACTGGAAAAGACGTTGCCCAGATACAATTAACCAAAATGGCCGAACTGGAAAAAGAAGTAAAAGATTTTGTAGAATATAAGCTCTCTGCGTACAAGGTGGCTAATCCTACCAAACGTTCTGACCTGCTTCCGAAGTCCATTTATACTTTTGATATTCCGAATGAAATTGCAAGAGTAAAACGCTACAAAGAATATGCAGAGTATTGCCTTAAACAATTAGAACAAATGCAGAAAGAAGGTTAGATATGAAGTTACCAAACTCTTACGGCAGCGTAATCAAGCTTAGTGGCAAACGGCGAAAGCCCTACGCTGTTCGTATCTCAAAACTTGTGGAAGACGATACTGGGAAGGTCAAGCGAAAATACACCTACCTGGCTTATTTCTCCAAACCGGAAATGGCGTACACCTATCTTGCTGAATACAATAGCGGTGCGGTTGTTCCGGAGCATATGAAGTACTCAGACTCTCCCACCTTTGCAGAGATGTACGAGAAATGGAAGAAATACCGAAAATCGCTTAAGAACCAGATTAGCGATTCCACATGGCGAAATTATGAGATTGCTTTTCATCATTTCAGCGAGCTGCATGACCGCAAATTTATTTCCATCAGGACAAATGATCTGCAGCAGTGCTTAAATGCCTACAATCACAAATCGCAGACTACAATTTCTTCCATGCGAGCCGTCCTGAAGGCTATGTATCAATATGCTAAACTGAATGAATACATAGACAGGGATTTAACAGAAGGTCTGGTTTATGAATGGACAAACTCTACGGAGCAGATACATGATAGGTATTCCGATGAAGAAATCAAAACACTCTGGTCGAAGCTATATGAAATCAACAATGTAGATATTATCCTGATTATGATTTATACCGGACTGCGACCAACCGAGCTATTGGAAATCCAGACGGAAAATGTCCATTTAGACGAAAAGTACATGGTAGGTGGCATGAAAACCGAAGCCGGGAAAGACAGAATTATCCCACTGAACGATAAGATTATACCTCTTGTCAAGAACCGCTACGACGCAAACAAGAAATACCTGATCAATAACAAGTTTGGAAATCATTACACCTACGGAACCTACATGAACGGCAATTTTAATACGTGCATGGGAAAACTCAAAATGAAACACCTGCCCCACGATGGCAGACACACCTTTGCTTCACTTATGGACAGCGCCGGAGCAAATGACGTATGTATCAAACTGATTATGGGACACAGTATGAAAAACGACACCACCAAGGGAACATACACCCATAAGACTTTAGAAGAACTTCTTACAGAAGTGAACAAGATATAAAACAATAAATCAAGACTGATTGCTGGATACACTTATGATATTTCTTTTATTTAACGTCACACTCATGTTCAGCCTGAATCATCCTGAAAAGTAACAGATGGAAACGCTTTAAAAAGCATCCAAAATCAGTAAAAACAAGTGTATACCACATGTATATCACTTGTGTACCACGTGTATATAACGACCTCAAAATAACGTAAATTATCTTCTATTTATGAATATTCTGACAATTCTTTTGTCACTTCAGTACATAAAGAAAAGTCCCATAAACACTGGGTTTACAGGACTTAACCATATCTTATATTATCTTAGAATTTCTTAATTAGCAAACACCCTGAGCTAACATAGCAGTAGCACAAGGTCTCAGTGTTTATGCGGTTTTTGCTTTCATTTGTATATTACGGGCATATTACCAACGAAGTCCTTTTCGATTTTATACCATCTTACATCGCTTTAGGCTTTCTGTAAATATGCAGATGAACAGAATCCGGTTTTGTCTCCATATACCACATAATACCAACGTGTTCCGTTGTAGGTTGTGTAGTAACCATAACACTGTACCGATGATCCGGCTGGCATTAAAGTGATTGCAGTTTTACCGGTGCCGGCTCCAACTCTCAGGTACAGATTGCTAGTCGTTTTGTATTTTCCGGCGATTGCTGCATCTTTACTTCTTGCACTCTCAACCCTTGCTGTACTGCCAGACACTGCCGGTTTGGATGTTGATGTGCTTCCGCTTGGGGCGGATCCGCCTACGGAAACAACGATAACAGTATGTCCTTTGCTCTTTGTAACCAGAATGTCTCCTGATTTAAGGACGGTTGCAGATGTAACGGAAACTTTTTTAGCAAACAGGCCTGATTTTTCTAATACTGACGGCTCCGTTGCGGTGCTAAAAGCTCCCACGTCAATGCCGGTTGCCTCATAGATACAACCTCTTACGAGGTCGCTGCAATCTGTTTCTGTCTTTTCTCTGATTGCTTTCATGTTGCCGTACTTTTTAAGCATTGCCATAATGGATCTGTGTGCCTGACAGTAGCCGATATTGTTGTTCATGCAGGCATCCCACATTGCTTTAGCAACTTTCTTTGCGTGTTCGTCACTCAGGAAGCGGAACATATACCATCCTTTGGTATGAACATAATAATTCTGTGTGCTTACCTCTACGCCATCCTGATCTCCCGGCTTTCCTCCGGCATACTTTCCGTTCTCATCTCTTCTTGCACTTCCGATAATTACTTTCATTGTCTTTTCCTCCTTTTTCACTGCAAACTGGTTATAATATTCCTTGGCATAAGATCCCCTGGTTGCCTTTACCTTTTGTCCCTGATCTTTCGGCTTTTCATATCCGGTCAGGATAATGTTGGATGCTTCCTGTGTGGATTTTGCGGCTTTGAGTTTTGTAAGAACCCCTTTGTACGATCCGGTCAATTCCTCCCATAGAAATTCCAACTGCATCTCTTCGTCTCCGATGGACTTATTTTTCTTCTTGGCAAAATTGAGAAGATTCTGTTTTCTGCTCCAATAGGTCCACTGTGCGTACCCATAGCCGTAGGAATCCCGGACAAAGTTCCCATAGCTGCCGTTGTCTACCGCAGCGGTATATGTTTCATCTGTATACCCACTCTTTTTCTCACAACTGTTCTGCAGATTGCGAGGATTGAATCCGCTCTCGGCTCTTATGCTTGCCATGACACCACTTACGGCGTAATGGCTTAATCCTTTAGCACAAAAGAAGTTCCATGCCCTCTCCTGTGCTGTCGTACCTTTCAATGCCATGATCCGTGCCTCCTTAAAAAGAAAGAGCCGGGTGTGTTAATTCACATCCGGCTCATGGCTCTGAATAATATTCTCTTACTGGTTTCCAATCTGTTTGATCTGCTTGATTGCCTGAATAACTTTGTCATATCCGTTCGTGGCAACTAAAAAACTAAGATACGCAAGGGCAATGAGTTCAACGCCAATCTTTGCGTTAAGCATCGATTCTGTGTAAATCAGATACCCGGCGGACAGTGCCACGGAGATAACGACTGCGGTAACTGCTGCCATCACATTCGATGAATAGTCAACAGATTTCTTATCCAGAAGTTTCTTGATTCCCTCAACGGTAAGGTTTGTGAGTAATGATACCGCGAACAGTGCCACAATTAAAAATTCCATTGTCATAATATGACCTCCTATCCTACTGCCTCATCATCAGAGGCTTTGTGTGTGGTTCCGTCTTTGCTTATGACGGTGCTGTTGATTGGTACTGAAAAACTGAGTTTGTTCTTTTCAAAGATGTTCATAATCGTATTTGTTCCAAGGTAAACCACCAATGGAGCTACGATTTCTTTGACGATTGTGCTTGATACATCCACCACCGGGTCCATGCCTATCCATGAGAGAACATAGGAACACGATGTAAGGATCATCCCATGAGCCAATACCGCAGTAGTGGCTACCTTTGCATAGGTGTTCAGGCTTACTTTCTTTTTCTTCTCTTTTCTCCGCCTACGCTCTCTTTTCTGCAGGATGTAAAATGTCACGCAAGCTGCAATGTAACCGAGAGCGAAACCTATAAAAATTTTAAGTATCATCTTCTACACCCTCTTTCTTCTTTTGCGGTTCTGTGGGTAGTCCTTTCAGATCTTCGATTAAGTCTGTCGCAACATCATTTCCGCCAAGTATGTGATAAGGTTCATACATCCTTGTGGCGTTCTCTCGTGCGTATATGGGGCAGTAACCCCTCTCAGACCACTTATTGTATGTCTGAACGATACCATTTCTTAAAAGAGCTTCTACACCCTTGTCAATGGCTTTGTTTTTTAAGTGCTGATTGTACATCAGCTTCGCCATCACGCCCATTCCACTGATTATCAATCCAAAAAGAAACTCGATCCAATATTTCACGATAAAATCTATCATTCTTCACGCTCCCGTCTGTATGATCTCAAATCATACTCAATTAAATCCATCTTCTGATCCACGTCGTTTTTCATATCATCGAGTTCCTTATGCAGTTCATCCGATATTCTGCACTGCTCAATGATTTCTTCCTGCTTTTTAATTATTTCAAGCAGTTGTGTGGTTGCCTCACACAGCCTATCTACAATGACATAACTTCCATCACGCATGACTTTCCTTTAACTCCTTTGCTTCACAGGTGATCTTCTGCACCAGATTATAGGTGTCGGCGTGTTTTATCGAACCAATTCTACTTGTAAACGATTTGTCGAAAAATTCTTCCGTGATAGTTCCATCTTTGAAATTCTTCATAAGGCGTTTCAGTCTACGCATAGCATCCTTTCTGATTTTCTTCGTAGAGTTCCAATGCCTATATCCAACAAAATCCACTCCGTTCTTTGCATAAACAATGGTTGTTTTTGGATTTAATTGTAATTTAAGAACATCCGCAAGGAATATTTCTATCTGTTTCTCCCACCGTTTCAACTGTTCAAGATCCTCTGATATAATCACAAAATCATCCATATATCTCATGTAGTGTTCTGCATGAAGTGTATGTTTTACGAACATATCCAATCGGTGTAAATACACGTTGGCAAATAGTTGGCTCGTAAGATTTCCAACCGGTATGCCGACACCATCCGGGAATATCCCATTATGGTCTATTATCCGGTCAAGGATTACGAGTAAGTCCTTGTCTTTAATGTAGGTTCTAATTTCTCTTTTCAGAACCTTGTGGTCTATGCTCTGGAAGTAATGGTGTATGTCGGCTTTCAGTACATAGACTGATTTACCTTGCACAACTTCCAGATTATATAACCACCTTGTCAACTGCTTGCTGGCTCTGTGAGCACCTTTCCCTTTTCTGCAAGCGTAGGAATGGTAGATGAACTGATGCTCAAATATCGGCTCTATGTAATTGACAATCATATGTTGGATAACCCTATCGTAAAATGGCAAAGCCATGATTATACGCTCTTTGGGTTCCCAAACTTTGAATACCTTGTACTTTCCAGGAGTATATGTCAAACTTTCCAATTCCCGAATGGCTTTGCCGAGATATTCCTCTCTGTTTGCTTCAAACTCCAAAACCTCCGGTCTGTACCTTTTGCACCGCCTCGCTTTTTGGTATGCGTTTAATGCGTTCTTCATGGTACAGATGTTTTTCATAAGACCTGTTATTCTCTTCATAAATAATGCTTACGCCACACTTCCTTCGCTTTCGCTACTATTTGGCTTCGCTGTTTTAAGTTCGCCCGGTTTGCACGGGTCGGGATAGCCGTCTGACTATTCAATAAATGATTATCAAATAATCCTTGTTGGCAAGCCATAGCTCCACCAATCTGACAGTTTTCAAAATAGTCACAGACGCACCACACGCCAATGTTCGTGTTCACGTTCCACGGATAATTGTTGCAATTCACAGTCCGCGAACCATCGTGAACCCCGTTGTTCCAGTTGCCACCGCCAATGAGCGCGTGCAAGCCACGGAGCGACAGTGCGAATTAACAGCTACCCCAAGATAGTTGCTTATTTTGATTTCTTTTCCTTTTGTGCTTTGTTTATTAACCCTCCGATATACGCACCAAGAATACCGATCTGTGTTGCACAATATTTGTATACTCTGTCGTTCATTGCAGAATATTTGAGATCATGTGCCAATCGGATTTTCCGTACCAATCTTCCTTTCAACCTGTCGGCTGTGTAAAGATGGCTGATTGTCTTTGACCTCTCGTATGCTTCTATCTCATCCATGATTCCGTCTATACATTCTCGTATATCCTTTTGGAGAGTGAATTTCTCATAATGTGGCATTTCTCTCACTTTCTTGTGGAGATATACCGATAGGTCGTAGGCCATCTGGTGTGCTTCTGTATGGATGTAGTCCATTTTCAGAGTGGAGGGATTTTCATATTTGCTTTCGTATGCCATTACACCCAACCTTTCAACTGCAAGGGACTCGGCTTTCGCCGGTCCCCATCAGCTTACAGCGAGTCACAGACGCACCACACGCCAAAGTACGTGCCCACGTCCCACGGATAATCGTTGCAACCCACAGTCCGCGAACCATCGTGAACCCCGTTGCCCCAGCGGCCACCGCCAAGGAGCGCGCGCAAGCCAGTGTTGTTGGCCATGTAAAGCTGGCCAACTTTCTGACCGCTCATAACGTCATACCAGTTCCATGCTGATCCGGTAGGGTCGTGAATGAACTCATCAAGCCACTTCCATACGTTTCCAACAAGGTCTCGAACGTTCGTTGCAGAAACTGCGTTCTTAACATTTCCGCAAGTGGTTCTTGCTGTATTGGAAGTTGCGGACCATGCGTAAGTGTTGTTGCCGTCCGCTCCCTGCGGAGATCCGTATGCGCCCTTACAGAACTCAGCGTAGGTAGGAAGTCTCTTGCCTACTCTCATAGCTCTCTCGTTGGCGATATACCAGTTTAATCCCTCTGTTCCAGTAATCGGCACAGCACCCTTTTTGCTCTGCAAACCACTGGCACCATTGTCGGATGAAAGATATATGTCTCCCCAGAACGGTCCGATATAAACCATTCCGGTAGGATCGCAAGTAGGCCTGTGGAGAAGAGTCCATACAGAGTTAGGAACGATCCCCTCTGTTACGTTTGTTTCCCATCCACTTCCTAATGCCGCGCCTGATGCGCTGATTGGAATACCGGAACTATTTGTTTTTCTGACTACGCCGTAATGGAAACCGCCGATCTTTCTTGATGTAACTGCTGTATAACCGTTTGGATATGTCGTATTAAGGGAAATACGATACTGTTCTGCGGCAAAGTTCGTGGCATCTCCGCCAGTAGGATCGCAGATATAAATGCAGTAATCTTTTCCGACTTCAAATTTTGAAGCTGTTCCGTCCAAATTGCTTGCTGTGAGTGTGGTCTTTTCTGTCTTAAAAACAGAATTTCCTACTGCAATCAGAACTCCGGCGATTACAGTAAGTGCTCCGTTCTCCATGCGGATGAATTTCTTGTCTGATGCCACCACATCAGACATGAGAGCAAGTTTTGGAGTGGTTATCTTTGCAATATCATTCTCCATTGCCTCATCATAACCGTAGAATTTACTCATTAGCCAATTCCTCCTTGATCTGATTCAGTTCTTCGGCTGTCATGCCGAGACTGTCATAAATTGTGTAAGGTGCGGTAACTGCAATTTCCGTGGCTTCGGTAGAAACCATAGCGGAAGTGGAGATAATGGTTGTTTCCAACTGGGTATCTCCAGTGTGCTCATCCGGTTCTCCCTCTTCGTGGGTAACATTCGTAATATTCACAGTCTTGTTGCCAACGATTGCCTTTGTTCCGGCCTTTGCCTCTGCACAATAGTTGATAGTTACTGTTTTCTTATCCTCTCCTACCGCAAGGATAGGGCAGTGAAGATAATTCATGTTTTCAAGATCTTCGATGGCTTCCAACAGGTCTTTTGCTGCAAATGCGCCATCATCCACCAAGGATTTACAATTTCTAATGTCCTCGGCGGTTGCAAGTCTCTTAGGGAAATCTCTCATTTTGTCTACCTCCGTTATTTATTTACATAGGCTCCTACAAAACCATCGACAAACGCCAATCCGTTGCCGTCCATGATTCTGAAAGTCTTATGTGTCATAAGATCCGCATTGCTGATAGAAAATGTTTTTGGGGCAACTATATAGTTGTCATTCGCAATGCTTATTGTGTACTCTCCTGCCTCTGTGAGATACAAAGGCTGAGTATAATCTGTAACAGTATATTTGTTACCGGATGTTACATTTTGTACAGTTATTGCAGCAGCAGTTCCAACGGTATCGTTGAAATGTATCTTCACTGCAAGGTTTCTGATGTGGGTTTCCACATCGTTGATTTCATCCTGTAATTTTCCGGCTGCATCCGCTGACAACTGATCTTTAATCATTGAAAACCATTGATTAAACAATATTTCCTGATTGTTCTCAAACGTTGTCATTTCAGATGTGTAGTCTTTCTTTAACTGCACAACATCCGCATTTGCCGTTGCCTGCAAATTGTCGAGAAAGATATTGAATGAGTCGAGATCCAGATTTGCTCTCTTGTCAAACTCAACTTTCTGGTTCTCAAAAAACTCTGTGAATACCTCATACAAATCTGTTCCGTTTTCCAATGCTGCCATGATTGCGTTGACGGCTGTATTGATGCGGTTGGCATCATACGCACCGAAAAACGATTCGTCATACACCGTGTACTGGGTCACATCTTTTACGGAATAGCTGCCGTCCCCATTATCAATAGGTATGAACTTCCGCAGACCGGACCATACGGCATCCTTATAGTCTGTCTTTAATCGTTCCCACGCCACTTAGAACGCCTCCCTCCTTATGCCAAAGTTAAAGGTAAGCATCTGCCGACCTCTGTATTGGTTTAATAACTGATTGAATAAATCCAAAATCAGGCTTTCAATGCGGTTGAGTTCGTTAAAATCAAAAATCTTTCCATTCGCCGTGTATAAGGGGTTCTCCCCTATGTCCGGCTTAAATGTGTTCTCAGCTATGAGCTTAATGTTTTCTTCCAACTGATTTATCTCGTCCGCATAAAAATACTGGTCTTTGCTCCTATCGTCTCCCAGATCATTTATGGAAAACTCCTGGTACATTGCCACGGCTATCTCTCTGAGATATGCGAGGTTGTTCTTTATCCGGTTGAAATCTTCCGTATTGAACCTATCCCCGTGATAAATTCCATCATCGTCTGTGTAACCGTACCAATTTGTTTTTGGAGTGGTCCAGGAGCCGGAGATAGAAACAACCATTGTTTCCGTTGTACTATTTCCGGCGGAATCCGTTGCCGTCAATACGGCTACATGATCCTTTTCTGAACCGTCTATGCTTGCGGAGGCTTTGTATACTGTTCCGATAGAGTGCTGAAAATTCAGTTCTTTATCGTCAAGCGTTCCTGTGACATTTGCTATATCAGCCATTCTTCATCGCCTCCTATCCTTTGGTGTAATTGCCAACGTATGCCAGTGGCAATTTATCAGGAATTTCCTTGTCTGATATATTGACATAGGAGCCAACATAATTGCCGACAAACGCAACGCCTTTCAGTTCCTCAATGGAAACTGAGATTGTGTATTTCCCCTTTGCCTGCACGGGGTTTGGACTTATCGTAACGTCTCTTACCAATATGTTAGCTGCCATGCCGCACCGCCTAATCTGTTACCGAAACAGAAATTACATAGGTTGCTCCGACATCTGCCGGGTTCGGTGCCAATGAAACATCTGAGATAACCGGTGCTTTTGTATCGAGTGTTACTGTTCTTGTGACGGTCGTGGTTCTTCCGGCTCCGTCCTTTGCTACAACGGTAATAGTGTTTGAACCATCTTTTAGGGTTATATCCTTTGAGAAAGTTCCATCGTCATATACGGTCACTGCACTGCCATTGATTGTCAGTGTAACCGGACTTGATGTTGCATCGTTGGTAGTTCCGGCTACCGTTACTGTGGTTTTATTCGTGACGAGTTTGTTTACAGGACTTGTAACTGATAACTCAGGCGGCACGGTATCAATCTTAAATGAAACACTCTTCTGGGTAGCTGCATTGCCGTCATAGTCGGATGCTTTTACAACAACGGTGTGTGAGCCGTCTGAAAGTGCCGTGGACGGTTTGTAACTGCATGAGTAACCGGATGTTGTCTTTGTCTTTGTGATTCCAGATATTTCAGAACCATCAATAAGCAGTTTGATTGTGTCTGGGTTGACACCGGAATCATCATCTGTGACTGTGAATGAAATTGTCGGCTGATTGCTCGTAAGTAACTGTGATGCTGTCGGAGAAGAGATTGTGATAACCGGTGCGGTTTTCTCTTTTACCGTAAGCCTCAGCTTGCTTCCGAGTGTGGCATCCGACTGGTTTACGGTAGTCGTGTTTCCGGCCTCATCCTTGGCGATGATCTGTACTCCGTAATAATGTCCTGACTGATTGTATGAGGACTTTGCCGGAGCGGTAAGCGTAGCCTTGTAAGTCTTTGATGCGCTGTCGTATGTGAGTGTGGTAGTCACACCATTTACGATAGCCTGTACGGATTTAATAGCCATTCATTTTCCTCTTCCTTTCTGTTCTTATTTTTCTGATACCCTACGGGCAATTACCTTTCCAGATAAACTCTGTGAAAAATTAACAATGTGGCGATAGATATTGACCTTTAATCCAGGGCGATATGCGTTCTCCTGATAAACAATGTCGTTCGCATCAATCTCTGGATTTCCACGGGTATTGTATTCGTACTCAATACCGGCGTTGTAATAATCCCCAAGCCAGTCTGCCAAGTGGTTTGCCGTTTCCATATCGCTTACCAGAGGATTTTTCCATGTTATGGTCTTTCCTCTGCTATTGAGCGTTTTTACGGCATACTGCTCAACAATGTTGTATCTGTGTCCTATAATTTCAAACTGGTACTTGCCAGTAATCAGAAACTTAACTGTCACATAATAATCTCCGCTTTCTATGATGTTGACGTTTGATGCCGAGGAATTGAACGTAGCTCTGCATCCATAAGTCGGATCTCCGAGATAATACGTCTGAATATCTCCCTTTACTGCCTCCGTCTCTTCACTAATAAGAGTTTCTTCCGCAGTTCCTTTCTGGTAGGAATAGCATGGCACTCTGACTGCCTTGACAAGCTCCTGTTTGATTGATTTTGGAGAAGAGGTCATATCCTGCCTTTCCATTGTAAAATCCGTTATATCGCCAAATGAGAAGTAATCAACGACTATGCGGTTGAATGGTTCTTTTGTCTTTGTGAACTCAATCTCCATCAAATCAAAATCATCAAAATCGTGCTGCACTATCAGCCTCTTTGTAATGTCCGAATTTACCTCATACTCATCCACCTTTTTGCCATCATTGAAAGTCCTGAATATAATTTCGTCAGGCAGTGTAGAACCAAACATTAACTGCAAACCATAGTACATACAGGCGGTTTCCTGAGTTATGTAGATAATCGGATTTTCTTCAAATAGGCAATCCTTATTGGACTGCTGTAATGAAATATATCCGGTATACTTATCTGCCTTACTCTGATTCTCCGGGAGATAATACATTTCTGCATTTACAGTGGTGTAGTTGTGTGCAAATGAAGCGTACTCCTGTTTTGCAGTCTCGCTCTTTATATTCCGAACATGGGAATACTCTGTCTCTCCGTTGCACGTTATGTCGTACTCCGGTGCGAATGAGGATTTAATTTGTGGTCTGCCATACCGGTTCTGTGAAAGAACACATCTGCAGGCATTAGCGATAATCTGCAAAGCCTCTTTGTGCTTAACCCTCGGTATGGGGTTTTTTGTGGTTGACTTTTTGAGGTACGGATCAATGTAGTATTCCTCAATTCCGGCATCCTGAAAGACCAATTCTGCTGCATGGTAATATGTGATTCCTGCCGGAGCATAGCAGCCTTTGTAATATTCCTCGTCCATGTTTCTGAAAAGATCCTGACACCTTATCGTTGCCGAGTAATCATCACTTTCCCATGCGCTACACTGTAGTTTTGCGCCTCTTATCCATTCGATGGTGTCTGAGTTCGGCAGTTGATAACCATACCAGACATACATCTCCTGCCCTGTCTCCAAGAAGTTGATTGCTGAGTTTGGGTTGTCTACATTGAAATACTGATCGTAATTCTGTAACTTAACCATGAAATCTATCTGTGGAACATCCTCGCAAATTGGGGATATGTAGCTATCTAATTTAGAATCCATAATATCGTCATTGTAATAAACAAGACCGTAGCCTAACTGAATTGAATAAATCCTCAGTCTGGAATATGGATTTTTCATCTTGTAGAAGATGAATTTTATATATGTGGTATTCTCTAACACCTGTTCTGTACTGAACTCTGACTGATCGTTGTCAGCAATCTCTATTCTCTGTCCGCTACTCGTGAGTATGTCGAACCGGGTAGGATAAACCTCTCCAAAATTGATAGTCAGTCCTTTAATGTCTGTTGCCACAACATTCAGTTCGATAAGTAGCTCATATCCACTTTTCGGAATCAGAGGCTTGCTTATCAAACCGGTGTCGTAGTAGTTACCGGATGTATTCTCTCTTGGAAGAAAATACATGGATCCGTCAACCTTTGTGAAATCATGTTCGAGCGTGGCATATACAGTGTCCTCTTTTCGCTGACCGAATAAGCCGGTCTGCTTCGAGTAATAGGCAAAATTATTTCCCATGACAGTTGCGTTGGCCTGTGCCTCCTGATTTACCAGACCGAATGAAATCATCATGTATGACCGCTCTCTCAGAGAGCTTTTCATGCTTGCCTTGTATTCATTTGATACTTTCTGCATACACCATCACTCTCCACAATCAATAAGGTTTACTTTGCAACTCTGATAGGTAATTGGATTTCCGTCTGTATCAATCCAATATGGTTCTGCCGTCCTATCTCCGGGGTACATCTTTATTGTTATTTTTTTCATAGTGACCGGATCTGGGAAAGTGACATATACGAAAAACGCACTCAGCACCGTAAGCATCCGGCTCCACTCAGCTGCCGTCAGCCACGGCCATTCCAGAGTGTCGAGTTTGTACTGATCTCGCCCAACTCTCTGTCCTACGACCGTACCGTTGGCATTTCTTCCGGCATCCACCATTGTAGATACAGTTGGCTTTGCCCCACGTTTAGGAGGGGGGAAGTCACAACCATTTACTGATATATAAGCCATTCCATATCCCTCCTTTACGCTCCTTGGAAGCTGTAACCGTTGGCATTGCGCTGTGTGGTTACTGCGTCCGTAACTGTCTTTCCACCGATTTCAACAATCGTCTGTTCTTTCTTATCAGCCTGTGTCTTGGTATTCTTTGAAATCTCACTCACAGCGGTTGTTATTCCTAGATCATCCAGAGCCTCTTTGATAGCTTCTTTCAGACCGCCGCCGGAATTAAGCGTTGCCTGCACGGTTCCGTTTGTAGATACCTCCCTTGTCACACGCTGCACGATTGCTTCATTTGTGAAATCACTTCCATAATTGTTGCTGTATTCTTTCAATGCACTGTCATTGATTTTCAGACGTGTTCCGAGGTTCACGTCCATATCAGCGAATGAATCTACCCAGGAAGTGACAATTCCTTTTGTTTTCTCTCCCTCTTTCTCTACGCCGATGTTATATCCCTCTACGGAATATGCACCTAATCGTTTGAATACTCTGGACGGAGAGTTAATATCCAGTTTGTCTTTGAACCATGAGATAATACTGCTGCCCCACGATTCAATGTTGTTCTTACAGGTAGAGTACAGATTTCCTATACCGTTCTTAAAACCATCTAACACATTTTTTGCAATGTCATACCACTTGTCATAAGAACAGGTATTTGTGAACCACGTTTTTACATTAGAAGCCCATGTTGTAATGTTGCTCTTACAAGTCGTATAACTGTTTCCGATTTTCGTTTTGAAGCCGGAAATAATATTCTCTGCATAGGTACTCCACTTAGAACTATTGATGCCTCCAAAACCACTATCAGAGAACCACGTTTTGAGGTTTGAAGCCCATGTTGTGATATTGCTTTTCGTATCTGTGTACGACAGTCCTATTTTGTTCCTGAAACCAGTTATGATATTTCCTGCATAAGTGGTCCATGTGGCATTGTTGATATTTCCGAATGAAGATCCAGAAAACCAATCTTTCAGGCTATTCGCCCAAGTAGTAATGTTGTTCTTTGTGGTGGTATAGGTGCTTCCAACCTTTTCCCGGAAGCCGGAAATGATATTGTTTGCGTAGGTCTGCCAAGTATTGCTATTGATGTTTCCAAAGCCGCTGCTCGTATACCATTCCTTAACTTTGCTCGCCCAGGTTGTGATGTTATCTTTTGTGGTGGTGTATGTGTTACCCACCTTTGTTTTGAAACCAGTGATAATATCATTTGCGTAGGTGGTCCATGTACCGTTATTCACTCCGCCGAATGAAGAACTATTAAACCATTCCTTTGCCTTTGAGGCCCATGTGGTAATGTTGTCCTTGGTCTGTGTATAGGCATTTCCCACTTTTGTCTTGAAACCGGAGATAATGTCATTTGCATATCCGGTCCATGTTTCCATGTTGATCCCACCAAATGATGAATTGTTGAACCACTCTTTAGCCTTAGTAGCCCAAGTCGTGATGCTGTCTTTCGTGGTGGTATAAGCATTGCCTATCTTGTCCTTAAAGCCGGTTATGATGTTCTGACCGTGGGTTTCCCAAGTCTCTTTGCAAATCTTTCCAAAGCTCGTACCCGAGAACCAGTCATTGACCTTTCCGGCCCACTCCGTAACTTTTGCTTGGCAGTCTGAGAATTTCTTTCCGATGCCTCCATTGAAAGCAGTGACAAGATTACTTCCAAGTGTGCTGAATACGGTTGAATCGGATGAACCACCTATGCCGAATATTCCTTTGACAACATCTGTCACATTTCCGAAACAACTCAACGCTGTCTGCAATGGTGCTGGCAAAAGGGATTTAGATATTCCACCCAGCAAGCCACTGACTATTTTCTCTCCGACAGTATTTATTTCTCCATCATCAGATCCAATTCCGAACTTCTTTGATATTCCCTCAACAACGCTTGTTTTCAGTTCATTCCAAATGGCGGTCCATGATACCCATTTGAACAAATTCTTGAATGTCCACTTGGCTGCAAATACCTTAAAGACTGTTTTGAGGATTGTGTCCCAGTCAATCTCGGACATTGCCGTTCCTACGCCCTTTAGAAGTTCGTACCAATCTACCTCGTCTATTAAAGTGTTAATCAGTGTGCATACACCAGATATAAGGGAATTGATTGTGCCTCCGGCTTCTTTCCAGTCGATAGTCTTAACTGCCTTGTTTATCGCACTCGCAAAGTCACTTCCGATTTTCTTGAAATCTATCTTCGCAAGGAATTTTCCAAGACCGCTGAAAAGTGTCTTGATGCTGTTGCCAAGCGTTGTGCCTACAAGATTCCAGTGGATCTCCGTAATTGCGGTATTTATATTTGTTCCAAGTCCCTCACAGAAAGTATCGAAACCATCTTTGATGGTATTCCAATCGAGTTTTTTCAGTGCTGTGTTGACACCGTTTGCAAAGTTCGTAGCAATATCTTTCCATGGGAAAGTCTTTGAGAAATTCAGTACGGCAGTAAATACACCATTTACAAAACCAGCGAATGTTTCTCCAATGCCAACATAATCAATTCCGACTATTGCATTGCCAAGCAAATTGCCGATTGCGGTTCCGAGTGAAGCCCAATCCAATCCGGTAACGAATGTCTTTGCAAATAGAATCGCTGAGTTTATTGCATTGGAAATTGCTGTTCCAATTTTCTTCCAGAGATCTTCTGTCTGCAGGGCAGCGTTGATTGCATCTACGATACCCTGTGCAAGTCCCTTTGCGGTTTTATTTATCAGAGTCCAGTCAAGAGTATCTAATGCACCAATGATAAGATCTGCTATTGCCGTTCCGAGACTGCTCCAATGGAAGTTTTCTACAAATGAATCAACGAACTCAAATGCAGAGTTAATAGCTTGCGCTATTGTCACACCTATTGATGTGAACAATCCAGGAGTTTCAAGGAAACCATTCAGGAATGTCGCAATGCACTTCGCAATCTTTCTCAGAGATGCTTTGATGCCGTCCCACTGAATGTTATCGAGGGCTTCTTTCAGTTTCTCCCCGAACATTCTTCCTACATCGTAGAAATCAGCTTCATCCCAAGCATCCTTAATCATCTGTGCAAGATTTTTGTACTTATCCGCAATCTCGTCTGTTTCATAACCGCTTCCATCGGCTCCGCTGTTGCTTCCACTGCCGCTTTTATCATCACTTAGGATGTTAAGCTCATCTATGCCGGTGGTAAGGTTCTTTGCCGCCTTTGCAGCACCATTTAAGGAATCTGTATAATCTTTATTCTGTTTTATTGCCTTGGTATAGAACTTCTTACCTGTGAGTGCTGAGAAGAACTGTGCCAATGCGTTTGTTGCTGCAATGAGCTTCTGAATCAGATAATCCAGAATCGGAGTAACTACATTCAGTATTGGCTCAAATGCAGTTGTCAGTGATGCTCCAAGCTGTCGCAAATCGTTGTAGAGCAGATTTACGTTTTTGTGAAACTCTGTTCCGGCTCTTTTTGAATAAATAACAAGGTTATCGAATCCTGTTTTTACGAGTTCAAATAGGTGTGTAAACATTGAACGTAATAACATGAACGTTCCAAGTCGGATGATTGAGTCGAGTTTCTTTGCAAATGCACCAGATTGTTTTTCTGAAAATCCAAGGCTTTCTCTCACTCTCTTTTTGAGTTCCTTGAATTTGTTTATAATTGCAGCAATCCCAGAACGGATTTTGTTCACTACCGTTTTCACGGCAGAAATGATTTTTTGTGTCTCGTTCTTTACAGCATTTGCCACTTGCCTTACCGCATTGATGATTGCAGTAAGGATTGTCAGGATAATACCAATAATCGGTATCGCCGCCTGAACGGCTTCAAGACCTACTGCCATAGATTGGAACCCAGCGTTTGCCGCCATGCCCCCGGTTTCAATGGCCGGAAGAATTGATGCAATTCCACTTAATATAGAAGAAAAGGTTCCAAGTCCACATTTCTGTGCTGCATCCCCTATGGACTTAATGGACTTTGCCACATCCTCCATATTCTTAGGAGACTGTGAAACCGTTTCCTTGAACTGCTTAAACTGTTCCTGTGCCTGTCTGAGACCATTCACAGCTTCCTCATACTGACCGGTATCAAACCGTATCTTTCCACTCTCCATACCGCTGACAGTGGCTTTGTACTTATTGATCTGGTCTATGAGTTCCTGAATACGTCTATTAGCCGGATTTGTGTTTGCCTGATTGAGACTTTCGTTTAAGTTTGTCTGTCCGGCTGCTGCACTTTGTCCGGCAGTTCCGAGGTTGCTTTCCTCTTGTGCCAACTGACTTGCCGCTGATGCGGCACCGTTCATTGCTGCCTGTGCCTCTTCTGATGCAGTCGCAACGCTTTCTGTGGCTGCCGCTGCTTGCTGACCGTTCTCCAAAGGCTGTACACGTCTCTGTGCCCCCTCAGAATCAATTCTGATGCTGACGCGATTATTCGATCCGAGGTTTCCAAGTGCTGTGCTGACTTCCTTTACAGTAGCCGCAACCTCTTTTAATTTCGCCGTATCAACTCCTGACAGAGACTTAATGGATGATGCAATGCTTCTCATACCACTTCCGGCATTTTTAAGATCATCTCCAACGCCGGAGAAACCACGCATTACATCAAGAATCTGTTTTAACTTTTCTGTATCTAATCCCTCAGTGATTTTCTTCATTGAGGTAAGAGCTTTTGTTACTTTATCAATACCACCGTCTGCCTTATCAGTGGTGGCTTCTATTTCCAATAAAATGCTATCTACTCTGTTATCAGGCATTTTGCCACCTCACTTCGTAAAACCCTGTCCGTGGGTGGTATTGTTTGTCCGTAAAATAAGAAAACATGGGGAACTGCGCCGGACTTGCGCTGTTTCGGTTCGTCAACCTATCCCCATGTAATCAGCTACTTTTCTCTTCGCTGTCTCAATCGCTTATTATGTTCTGCGGCAAAGGCAGCGAATCTGTCTGCATCCGTCATTTTTGCTCCCGGCGGTGCGTCCTCTGTGCTGTTCATGCTTCTTGGTTGGCTTGGGTATGCCGGAGCATTTCTGCCAAGGAAGATTGCCATGGCATCTACGACATACGAACCAACGGACCACGCCAACGTATCTAAGGCTGTGGCCTGTTCTTTCGCTTCCATTTCTCTCTTCTTTTGGAATGGTTCTAATTTCGTAGGGTTCAATGTCCAAAAGGTCTCATAGGAAACTCCATAAAGGAGAGCGTTGGGAAGCCAAACTTTATTGATAATCTCTGTAAATGTTTTGTATTTACTGAGATCTATTTCCTCTACTCTGTTGCCGCCTTGGTTTTCTTTCCTCCGCTCTTCGGAGGTTCCTCGGCTTCCTCGCCAAAACCCGCGGTTTTCATTGCCTCCGTAAAGGCTTCCATGACTTCATCCATGGAGCCACCGTACTTCAAATGTTCGCTCAGTATCTTTCCGGCTTTTGTAAGATCCTTTGTGCCGGTAAGGACTGCGATGATCGCTCTGATTGTCTTAAAAATCTTCATGTTCTCTCTGGTATCATCATCCAGAAGTCCCATTACATCTACATCGTGATCTTCCAGATCACACATAAGGTTTGTAAAATCGAGATCTGCTACTTTAATCTCTTTAGGTCCATTCGCTGTCTGTAAAATCATACTTATTAACCGTCCTTTCGTTAATCTGTCCTATTTGTACGGCAGAGGACTATTCCCCTGCCGCTGCTTCACTTTTTCACGCTGTTACATAATGAAGAGCCTCTTCGCCCTCATCAGTAATGGAGAATGACATTTCTCTCGCATTGTTGGAAGATCCGCTTGTCGGATATACTGCCATAACACCGGCCCACTCCCATTTGCCGTCAACACCCTCTTCTCCAAACCATAACTGGTATTTATCAACTTTTCCTGCTTCCTGCAGATCCAAGAGTTTCTTGTAATCAGCTTTCTCATACCATGCTTTGAAAGCAAGATCCCCTGTGTCCTCGATACCGTTAATGGTTCTTTTCTTCGTATCGGAAAGTGTTGTAACATCGAGTTTTTCCTTTTCTCCGCCGAGATCCGGGTACTCAGTAATGTCGATCAACTTCTCAAATGTTCCTGGAGCATCTGCTTTCTCGTGCATGAGATATGTCACATTTGTACATTTTGCCATCTTCGTTCTACCTCCTTGTGTTTTCCTTTGCCTAAGAGGTAAAGCCTTGAATTTATTAAAACCACCGGCAGACACCAGGCGAGTGCTTTTCGGGAGCGACCCTAGCCGATGGAGTTAATCATGTTTCCAATTTTGAGAACCGAGTAAGGAATTGTGAAATGGAAGTATCGCTTATATTCTCCACAGGGGAGAAGTAGTCGCAATGAAATCCGATTCCTACCATGTATTCTCTTGCGGAGTTTGCAATCTTCCGCGCCTCTGAGGCGGTCTTATTGGAGTAGAATTTAATTTCTAACCCAAGATTGATGCCATCCTCAGTATTTGAAAGTGTAGGTAACGCACCGCTCCCTCCTATCTGCTTGAAATACATATAAGGGAAAGACGGCGGTGTTGCTTTGAACACCTGTCCTCCTTTCAAACCGCTATATTTGTTCTGCAAGTCTTTCAGGAGGTTGGTAAAATACAAATTCACATTGTCCTTAACCATCCTTGAATACCTCGCTTGCTATTTTGGTTGCTTCTTTTCTAAGATACTGTGCCGTCTCGTACATGAATGGTCTTGACGGCATACCCTCTGTAAAACGCCATGTTCCATCGTCAGCCGGATAATACCAGCCCTCTCTACCGTCTTTTGTGGTAAAGATTGTTGCGCCGGAATTGTACGCCCACTGCATGATTGCTTTGTACTCTTCGCTCGGATGGGAACTATCCCTACCCTTTACGCCGGTACCAAACTCAATATATTTGCAGTAGCCACCGGCACTGATGATACCAACACCCTCTGCTTCATCCAGATAGCCAATAATGGATGCTCTTGCCACTCCGGTATCTACCGGAACTAGCTCCTGTGCTTTTTCAACGCCAAGATTTGTGAGTTTTCGGATCAATGCCTCAGCACACTTGTGTATGCGCTCTTTTCGCTTTTCCAATTTCTTTATGGCTTCGTCTATGCTGTCCGGGTCAAATGGGTTTATGTGGATGGTGTCTTGCACATCTCCACCCCCTTTATCTTCCGTATTGCCCATAGATTCTGTTGCAAATCATGTTTAGGGCAAACACATATATAATCTGGTTCTGTGTCCGTAGAACCGTCCTCATTGAGAACGGGAACTACATCAATGAAGAGCTTCGAGTATTCATCAATAGGCAGCTTCTTGACAGTTGATATGGTCTTGTCATAGACAACATCCTTGCCAAACGGAGAGTCCTCGGCGTTGCCGGAGTTTGGGCTTACTCTCGCAAGCACACGCACCGGATTGGAATATTTCGGTACGCTTTCTCCGGTAAGGTTTCCGTCCTCATCCACTTCGTCTGCCGTCCCCTCGTAGGTCTGATAGAAGAATGGAACCTGATTTATTCTGAGGTCTCTAAGTCTCAGCATTGGCATCCCTCCTTAACAAACCAACATAGGTTTTTGGCGGTATCTTTGATAAGGCAATCTCAATGTCTTTTTTTCCTGTTTGTCCCCAGTTACGGGTAACGCCCAATTCTGTATGAGACACCAAACCGCCCCTTGCATCATCGGAGTTGATTGCTTTTGCCAAATCGTAGATTTCAAACTCGTATCGTTTGTAAAATCTCTCCAATTCCTCATCGGTAGGCTCATCATCATCCGCCCAAAAATGCTGATTTGCAGCCTGTTTCTGGGCTTTCATAAGGAGGACGGTAATCTGCTCATCAGTGAGAGTTTCATCATCGAGGATGACTTTCAATAATTTTGCGTTCATGCTCCGTCCTCACTTTCTTATCCCTGCTGAGTTAAGAACTCTGCGATTATTTTTGCTTTCACGGTTTCTTTTGTGTCATACCCACGTTCCGCTGCGATAGCCTTAATCTGAGCCACTGTCAGAGCATTAAGTTCTTCCTCTGTATACTTCTTTGTGGCATCAGTAACCGTCTCTTCTGTGCTCGCATCTGATGATGTGGAAACAGAAGAATCGGCTACGATACTGGAACCACCGTTAAGGGTATGACCTGTTATTCCCCCGATGCTTTGGTTGCTGTCAGTACGCTCGGCAGATCTGTGGAAATATTTGTGAACTTAGCACTCATCCACTCAGGCCCGTGATCCAAACCAATCTGTCCGAAGATCTGATATGTTTCTCCTGCACCAGTCTTTGCGAGCTGCTCCAGGAAGAAATTGCCCTTACCAGGAACCATCTGATGAACCGGAGCCATGATGGACGGATCGAACAGAACAGCGGTGCCGGTAGGCATAGTATCAAACAGAGCAACTGCCACTTCTCCGAGAGGGGTAACTACCGTCTGTAATTTGATACCGTTCACTTCTCTTCCGAGGGGAACGATTGTAAGGTTGTTCTGCTGTGCATCAAGGTTGAGCTGCAACATTGTAGTTGCATCAACTCCGAGGACGATGTTATCTGTCTTTGCTCCCTGATCGTGGATAGACTTTAATCCCTCTGCTACAAGCCAGTATGTGAGAGGCTTTTTAGCAAGATCAAGTACGTTGGTTGTGATAGCTGTCAGAAGTCCTCTTGTTTTATTGGCTTCTGCATCGATAGTTGCCTTTGCGTACTTTCCGTTGATGAATGTGTACTCAATATCCTGTGCGATCTTTGCCATTCTACGAGAAACCTGAAATGCAAGCTCGTCCATAGGATTTGCCTGCTGACCGGCTACATTGATACCCTGCAGTGTACCCATGTTACTCTGCTTTCCGTAAGAAATCGCCACGGATTTCTGGAAGATCTGAGTTACATTGGTAAGCTGGCTTCTAGTTACCATTTCCGGCTGTGGTGCAGTAAGGGATGCTGTTTCAGAAATCTCCGGCTGTTCGCCTGTTTCTGTGTTGTACTCCTGACCGCAAGTAAACTCTACATGATTGGTTACAAGAGGTCTTGCGCCAATCATCGTAGAGAACGGTGTTGCTGTCTGCCCTTTAGCGAATAACATTCCGCTAAAATTAGGAACAGCGAATGATGTTGCTGTGCCCTGTGCCATAATTCATTACCTCCTTTAGATTTATGCCTGCTGATTGTTAGCGGCACTTTGATTTAATATTGCAAGAATCGCAGCCTGTGAATCGCCTGCGTCCATTGCCTGTTTAATCTGTGCTGAATAGTCAACCTGACCTACGTTTCCAGACTGCGGTGTAGGCATCTGAGCCAAATACTGAGCGCGGATTTCCGACTCTTTCTGTTTGTCTCTTTCCGCCATAAACTTAGTGATGTTTCCGGTAACAACATCCATGCTTCCCTCATACTCTGCTGTTGCCGTAGCCTTTGCCATTTCAGCCGGCATACCCATTCCTAAGTAACGCTCCGATGATTCCGCTACCGCTTTGAATTTTTCCAGTTCCTTGACATAAGCATCTCTCTGAGCCTGCTGTTCCGCTTTTGCCTCTGCCTCCTGCTCTTCGGCTGTCTGCTTCGCTCTAAGCTGTTTGCGAAGATTTCCCTCGGATGTACAAAGTTTGTCGTTATCGGATTTCAGTTTCGCATTTGCCGCTTTCTCCTGTGCAAGCTGTGCCATAAGGCTCTCAACGGTTACTTCTCCGCCGGAGTTGTTTTCCTCATGCTTATCTGTCTGAGGCTGCTGCTGTGTACCGGATGCCTGAGTGGGCTGATTCTGCGGTGCTGTCTGAGACTGCTGCTGTGTCTGGTTCTGAGTTGTTGTGCTGTTTACATCTGCCATAATTGACCTCCTGCGTTTGAACGGTTCTCTCCGTGTGAATTTCTGCGTTTTTTTACTTGCGTCTCTGCAAGACAATAGTTGTATGCGTTTGATGAGGGTTTTCTCTAACCCGTTATCTGAAAGGAATTACTCCCTCTGTAACCGAAAAAATGAGCCGGACACGATTTTCCATCACATCCGGCTCATAGGCTCTAACTGTATTCAGTTAGTTTTTCTTTGCTGCCTTTTTGGCAGTTGTTTTCTTGGTAGCAGTTTTCTTGGTAGCAGTTTTCTTTGCTGTGGACTTCTTTGCTGCCGCTTTCTTATTGGCAGTTTTCTTGGCAGTATCTTTCTTTGAAACGGATTTCTTTGAAGCTGCTTTCTTCTTATCGTCCATCTTTTTCTTGTCTGCTGCTGTCTTTTTTGCAGTTGCCATTGGTTTTCTACCTCCTGATTTATAATTCTACGCACCGGCAGTTGATGATCTCATCTATCGGTGCGCCCATACTATCATCGAGTGGGAACATCATTTTGTACCCATTGATGATAAAAGGCTCGTTAATAGGAACTGTTTGGCCGTCCGCCTCCCAGTGGCTAACCCGGACACGTTCATCCCTCATGCTTACCCATGTGTGGGTATTCTGTTTCTTATCCACGAGGTTCTGATGATTTATCCAGTTATATATCCAGTTTGTCTCATTTAGGGCAATCTCTGTAGCTCTGACATCAGAGAACATTCTTTTCACACTTTTGGGAACATCCTCTTCATTCATCATGCCACCGGTCATACGAGATATTTTATATTTATCGTTGCCGTTGGCATTTGCAACTGCCCTCTCTGTGGCTTCCTGAATATACTTTGCAAATCTGTATGCCTTTTCCCTTACTTCTGTGTCGTACTGATATTCAGGCATCATGGCAAAATAGAGATCCATGAGTTCATTTTCATAATCAGCACTCGTCTTTTCGTAAAGGAAAATGCCGGAAATAAGATTGAGGAACTGTGCTTCAAAGAAGTCTACAAGTGCATTTATAAACTCCTTGGCGGTTTTCTTCCGGCGGAGCTTATCGTCTTTGAGAATGTTCATTTCGTCAAAGTATTCAACCGGATTATACATAGTTCACACCGCCTATTCTTCTACCATTGCAGTCTTACTTGGCTGCTTAGATTCCTCTGTCTTATCTTTTTCCGTGTTGTTCTCCCCACCGTTCCCCTCTTCATCCTTGTATGCGTTAGGGTTCGGTTGCTGTGTCTTTTCCTCCTTGGAGGCAAGTTTCTTCTGTATGCCATCAATAATAGGCTTACTATCAACCCATGCCTGTTGTGGATCTGTGAACAGTCCAACAGTGTTAAACGATGTAAGACCGTCTACTCCGGCATTAAGCAATGCCACAAGGGAATTGGTCTTAGACACCAAATCATAGGTTTTTGTACGGCAGAAACGGATTTCAACATCTGCCGTCTCTATATCTTTCAGACCGTCATACGGTCTCTGATCTGTCTTAATGATTTCGATTGCCAAATCAATGAGCTGCATTTCCGGCTCAGTGAATAACTGTTCAACCGTCTTAGCGGAAATCTCCAAACACTGCCATCCATTGGATAACTGCATCGCACCGGTGGTTGAACCGCCACTTGCCTCCTGCCATGATGGTGTAGAGGTGATCTGCTCCAACTGAGAATTGAGATGATCCACAAGTTTCTGAACCTCACTCTCATTCAATGTCTGATTGAGGTAAGTGATCTTTGCTTCCTTGCCGTCCCCGGTACTCTTTGTCATAATGACTCCATCGCCGTCTACGAGGTTTTTCTTGCCCTCTTCGTTTACCTGGCAGTTGTGCATCCAGAGTAAACTCTGAACGTGTTGCAGAATATCATTGATACGGTCAGAATCCACAAGATTCATTGCATCCATCAGTGGGATAACCTTTTCAAAAATACCCATGCGGTCATTCAGATAAAATTCAACGACCGGTATTCTTCGGAGTGGGTTTGGTGCGATATTCTCTTTCAGATGATAGTCTGTCGTGTTCAACTCATGCTCAATGGTATAGCAGAAATTCTTTGAGTATGCCGTAAGAGTAATTGTTCCATCATCATGTACGGAATAGGTGCATCCTAGCACCGGTTCTCTATATGCGTCATTTGAGTACACCACAAAGGTTGTAAGTGGACTTGGAACCAATAGTTCAAATGGAGAATATCTGCTCTTATTTCTGTTCGGCAGCATCATCTGGTAGCCGACACCACAGATAAATAAGTTTCTTCCAAGGGCAATATCTTTTGCCGCTTTGCTCTGCTCCTGCATCATTTTATTGAGCATGGCGATCTTCAAATCGTCAATATTCTCTCCATCGTCCTCATCCTTTTTTCTCAAAAATCCGAATAAGGCTTTCTTCTGTTTCTTTGTCGGTTCTATCTTTGCTCTCTGTACGAAAGTGATCGGGTTGGAAAAACAATATCCCAGATGCACGTCCACAATCTTTGAAGCATTGTTTTCTACGACTGTGGCATTGAGATCCGGTCTGATTTTCTTTTCACGGTTAAGAATTGGCTGATTGCCTTTCTCGTACTCAAAAAGAAAAACTTCCTGTGCCACATTCTCCTGGTGTTCCATAAACGCCTTAGATACAACCGATATGATATTGTCTTTCGTAATTTTCCTCTCATCAGTCATTAACATTCGTCTACCGAGAGTTGGACGGTTGCTTGCGTACATGAAGTTTCCCCTTTCTGAATAAAACAAAAGAACCGATCAAGTCTACTTATGACTTAACCGGCTCAAAGGCTCTTTGCTTAATTCTATTTTTATTACTTCCTTACATCCACGGCAGTTTATAAAAATCGTGCCGGATGCTCCGGGTGCTTTCTTGAAAAGAAGTTTTTCACGGTTTGCCCGCGCCTTACATACAGGGCAGTATACGTTTTCCGTTTCCAATATAGCTGCTCCTTTCTGTATGTGGATAGTTGCGTGGATGGGATTTGAACCCACGACCGTCTGATTAAAAGTCAGATGCGCTACCGAACTGCGCCACCACACATTACTGGGCGGCTCGCCACCGCCCTATCCTACAATAATGGAGGAATCCATGGCCTCTCGAAAGAGGCAAGAGCCAAGAGTGGGAATCGAACCCACAACCTTTTGATTACAAATCAAATGCTCTGCCAGTTGAGCTATCCGGGCTTACCAATATGGAGTAGCGTTCACTACTCCATATCAAGAAAGGGATAATCCACCAACGTCTATACCAAGACACCATCATTTTAACAAAAAAGGAATGATAACGCATTAAAATATCGGTGTAGCCGATATTCAACGTAGTCATTCCTTTTCAAATGATATAATTGAAAGTTAAATGATGTAATTGAGTTCGTTATTCTCCGTGTTTTGGTTCGTAGTCTATGCAATAATCGTCCCAGGATGTAACTGCTCCGTAACAATCACTTTCCTCATTGGCGCATATCCAATCCGTTGTCCCATTGAAATTCTCATGCCATGTGCATGATCCGCAATTTTCACTACATCCCATTCTGCATCTCCATCAATCTCTGTGCCTCTTCTGGGCTACATACAGTCACTCCTGTTTCTTCCTCACATTTTTTAACCATGCCAGCTCCGTCTCCGGCGTAGTCCTCCCAAATGTGCTGAGACTCCACGAATATATCATTGATACGTTTATACCCAAAACCGTATGTGCGGTGCAACGCAATGGCGATAGCCGCATATATCTGTGGAACCATCTGATCTGCTGCGGTAGCAACATTCTGTGAGCGGTTTCTTCTGGCAATTTCATTCAGAGAATTTATCAATTTATTATTCTTCCCCATTATCCATATCCTCCAAAATCTGCTCTGTATCAAGCAGTTCTGCAATATCATAGGAGCAGCACGCAGGTTCTATTGGTTCTCCGCCGTAGCATACCATACCGTGGCTGCAATCTTCTGAAAGTGTGCAGTAATGGCAGTAATCATCCCCATCGTGTTCGCTTATCCATTTATTGATTTTTTCCTCTTCTGTCATTTCTTTTTCATCCCTCTGATAGTATGCTTTTTACGGTTTCCTACAAATCTGCCGCCGCCCTTTTGGTTGCCATAGATAAATGCCGCCATATTCCCACCAGACAGTTTCTGCGTGACCGGTTTGAAATCTGTCTGTGTGTTTTCCTCCATAGGGCGTAATGATGGCGTTTCGGGTTTATACTGAGGTCTCCATACCATGGCAATTTTATTGTCTTTGGGATCCACAAATCCAATACCATTTTCAAAGATAGTAAGATTAAGTCCATGCCGGATGCAGGCCTCTTCGATCTCTTTCTGTACCTCAACTGCTTTTTTCTGTGCTTCTGTCATACCATTTTCTCCTTTCATCGTACAGTTCTCCCAAGTCTATAAATATTTTCATCATTGATGATCGTAAATGCTGTGGAATCTTTGATTAAACAGCTATCTGGCGATACGGCTTCGCACTCAAAATCCTTAAATGCCTGTTTCTGGTACGAATATATTCTGATATTCCCATCAATCGGTATTGAAATATTGGAGTTATAAAAACATACATTGCCAAGCCCACATTGATATTTAATGCGATCCTCGCTATACGCTACTCCATGTTCATTGCACACAAAGGTAAAGAACTGTCCGGCTCCGTTCTCCAACACTATAAGCCATCCTCCGGTTATTTTATCTCTGTGTATTCCATAATTATTCACGGTATCGGTATATGGTATCTCAATATTTTTCCCATCCAGACTCACAATGAGGTTTTCTGCAAATCTACTTACAACGCACGAATGTCCCTCAGATACCGCAAAGTAACTCTCATACCCACATTTTGTAATCGTCCGTATTCCGTTGCCTGATTTCGTGATCTGAATTGAGGTTAATGTATTGGCGGGACTTATGAAGTATACTGAATCTCCTGCTGCATAAATCGGGCTCTTGTATTTCTTATCAAACACATATTCTCTATCCGTGGTAAACCAGAACGCTCTATCATCCGCTTTTATTGCAATATTCTCTGTTCCAACCTCTGCAAAATGATATTTAATTCCGCTTTCGTATGCGAATTTATTCCCATTCTTAACTTCCACTACTTCTCCAGCATTATTGATATAACACTGCTCATTTAGAACAATTTTTACATCGTTTCCTTTGAGCATCGTGATAAGTGTAAGTCCTCCTGTTACCCCTTGTGATACCGGCTTAGTAAGAACATTTGCGTTATTATCACATAGCGGACAACGAGCATATTTGCCATAATAAAACTCCTGGTGTGCATCGCAGAATTTAAGGTGCTTTGCCATGTGTTTTAATTCATCCCCCATAGATCGGCTCTTATTCTCAAAAATCTTTTTCAGAGAATCAACCAGATAAGGAGATAAGTTTTTCCACGGTTTAATCGTTCTTGGTATTTTTACTTTTGGATTGTCTATTACGCATATTCCTCGTTTCATACGTTCTACAATATCCATATCTGGTGTCACAGTCCCGCCATGCGGATGAATCCTTGTAAGGGTTTTCCAAATCAAAATTGCCTCTGCGTATGTGTCTGTTTCCTCTGAAAAATCATTTCCTTTCATCAATGGATCTTTGAATAAGTCCATGCAAACTTCGCATTTTTCATCTTCCACGCTCCAACTATCACAATCTATAAAGTACACATTTCCAGTTTTGTCAAAGAGGATGTTCTGATCGTTCAGATCCCCAATATACACTCCGGCGGAATGTATATCTCTCACGGTGTCCTGTATCTTTACGAGTATTTCCAAAATATCTTTCGTGGTTATCCCATTCGCTTTCAGATATTTTTTACTTGTGAGAACTCTTACTTCCTCTCCTACGGCTTTTGGCATAATGTAACCAATAAACTTATTGTTATTGTCATACACTGCCGTAATCGGTTTAATAGCCTCCTTTGGCAGCGGTTTGTCAATGAGCATGGCAACTTTCTTTTCCTTGGCTGCAATATCAACACAGGGTTTGTAAATTTTCAGAATATCGTTGCCAAACTCATAGATATATCCCTCGCCTCCCTCCGTTATGGGGGTAAGCTGTCTTATCTTTTCTTTTCCTATCCTCGTTAGTGCCATTTTCATAATGCCCTCCTACAATACGATTGTTGTATCATCCTGGAATACTCTCTGATGTTTGTTTATAAACCTCTTTACCCTTACTTCCTTACCGCTCTGCAGGGCTTCCGTAAATTCTTTCTTAAATTGTGCATCTTTCATGGCGAATCGTATTCCGTCAGACGCTACACCAATATTCCTGTATTCGTCTTTTGGAAAAGCCTTTGTGGAAAAAATGACACCATCTTTGTACTGTTTGAGCATATCCTTATCCACATAATTATAGGCAAAGTATTTCGGGTATTCTCCGTCAGATAGTTCTTCAAACTCAATCGTTCCGTCCAGACGTTCTTTCACGATAAAACCATCTCCGCAGTAATCTACCATGAAATGTGTCTCATTTTCAGTAACCATAAGGATCGTAAAACAAAGGAAATCTCTGATTGAGCCGGAAGTCTGCCCGAATAGACCAAGTATCTCTCCAAAAGCGGCTGCGGCAGTATATACACTACATTCATGTATAATTCTGCTGTCATTTTTCAAAAGATGGCAAAACGCTTTTGCTCCAACTTCCGAATGTTTCCCCTCCGAACAGCCATCGCAAACAACTTTCATCCCATCAAATTCAATTCCGTAGTCCTGGCAATTCGTACCGTAGTCGATATGTTGCTGACCGATTTTATTTATAACCATTGTATTTCCTCCCACAAAAAAGAACGGCAACCCCTTTTAGGATCGCCGTTCTACTCTCATTTTTTATACGTCAAAAAAATCATCCTGTTTCGATACGGCACTCTTGGAGTTTTCAATCACTGATTTTGATAAGCAGTTGAAAGCTCTTCTGAGTTCTGATGCAGAACTGCTTACATCGAGGATATTCTTGAATCCAAGGTCTTTCGCCTCCTGTGTTGCCTGTCCTCCGAAACTGATAAACGCAGTAACGATTTCTTCCACGTTCAGATACTCTACCGCTTTCTTTGCCTTTGCAAACCCTCCCGGCTGAGAAGAGTTATCCATCCCATCTCCGAAAATTGCAAACACGGCCTTTACTCTCATTCCCTCATTTTTGAGGAAGTCTCTGTATTCTTTCAACTTCTCAGTTCCATCAATGATCGTATCGTACATAGCTGTGCATCCATCGGTGCTATACGAAGTGTCAAACTCTGTAATGCGCTTATAGCCTCCTACGGTTGCACTGTCGGAGAAGTCTGCTCTTGCAACCAGAATCTCATCACATTCCTTGGAATTGATAAGTGCATCTTTGAAATCCGAAAGAGCTTTTACCATATCTCTTTCATACATTCCCATAGAACCAGACTTGTCGATTCCGACAAAAATTAAATTGATGTTCTCACTGTCGATTTCATCAATGGAGGTATTTGCGATCTCAACCTCATCTAATCCGTCAATTACCTGTTCTGTTTCATTCATACCGGCTACCTCCTACAAAATATCATCTGTGCTTTTCACGATGTTTACATGGTACGTTTTCTTAAAATCATCAAAGGTCTGCTCAGTAACATCCTCAAACCCAGGAATGGAGGACATACAATCTTCCAGGATATAGATTTTCTGAGTGATCTCTGGGCGATTAGCGTAATGTTCGAGAATCTGTTTAATGCTTTCCAATACGCAATGGCTCTTTGCCTCTCCTGCAATAATGATCTTGTCGTAATTTTCCAGTTTGTTCAGGAAGTCGATATTGATGTAGTTCTTTGTATCATACTCAGGTTTGATAATTCCGTACATTTCGCTGAGTGGATCCTGTCCTTTTACAAGACGCTGCGTAACGGCTTTCTTTGCAACAGAGTGAAAATAAATCATGTTGGCAAACTGATTTTCAAATGCCGCACCAGATGTACCCTGTAAACAGTGGTAAGACCATACGCATAAGGTTTTCTTTCCGTCTTTTTCCAGATGTTCTACATAGTCACGGCTCTGGCGAGGGTAGATAACAGCTCTGTACTTTCCAGAATCAAGGTCTGCCAGCGTAATCGGTGTGTAAGGAGCCGGATTGTTGCCATTTTCATCAATCCACCAGCACGGATGGAAAATCTGATGTGGTGTGTGGGTATCAATAGATACCGCAATGTTTGTAATTTTATCCATATTGTTATAGATAAACTGTGTCATTCTCTCCACATCGCCGTGTGCTCCGGGAACTCCGAGTGCTCCATTATCCATGAAGTCCTGCTGCACATCAATTCCGAGAAACAATACTCTCTCTTTGTTTTGTGCTGCCGGTGTAAGCTGCTCATCGTTTGCCTTTCTCAAAATCTCATTTAGAGAAATCGGATTTGTCTGTGAACCAATACTTGCGATGTTCACAATTTCATTGTAGGGTGTTTTCATTGGTGGTTATCTCCTTTTATATTTTATTTGACCGGAGCTATTTGCCCCGGTCAGTATTTACTCTATTCGACTGTGATGCAATCATATCTCTCAGAATTGATTGTATTCTCCATAGCCTCAACCGGATTGTAGCCAAGGTTCTGCAGGATCTGTTTGAATACCGTCACGGACTGTCCGCTTGCAAGCTGCACACCCTTACGGTTGTGATCTGCATGGAATACATCGTGTCTGCTATTCACATTCCAAAAGATGATGTTCGGGATTACATAACCGGCCTTGCAGAACTTATTTGCCATCTTGTCATAGAACGACCACTCACGGTTTCCGCAATAGTCAATTTCCATATCAGAGATAACAACGATTGCTTTCGGCATTTCCTCCTGCGGAGTATTATGCTTTTTCGCAATTTCAAGAACCCTCTCAAAAGCAGCTTTAAGGTCTGTGTTGCCATCCCAATTTGCTCTGCTCACGTTGCAAATCTTCTGTTCAAGGGTTTCTCCCCTCAGAATAACCGTCTCCGGTCTGTCAGAGAACGTCATAAACAGATTGTGGTATGCACCCACATTTCTCTCTGCAAAATAGATTGCAAGACCGATTGATGTTGCCATAGGTCTGCCTCTCATAGAACCGGACACATCCGCCATAACTAAAGCGTTTGTTCCTTTCTCCACATAATCTGGCAATGCTTTCCACTGTGCTTCGAGTACCTTACTGCTCTCTCTGCCATAAAGGATCTTCTCAACAATATCGTAAGGGAACAGTGTTGAAGCATTGATTTTTACCTCTCCCTTTTCTGCCTTGTTGATAAACTCTCCAAACCTCTCAGCATCATGTTTCATAAATGCCTTGCGGTAAATCATCATCGCACGGCTCGGAACTTCCGGGTATTTGATTTCATCCCATCTTCCGGCTGACATAAGACTTTCAACGACACCGATCTGTTTTCTCATGCTACGGACGATTCTCTTGAAATTGTAGACCGGATAGCCTAATTTCTGCGCCGTAAGGATTCCGAGTTTTCTTGTGGCAGAGCTGCTTGCATCTGCGGTCTTAATCCATTTTGCAAGTAAAGAAATTGCATTTCCGGCATTGAGGTTCTGTAAATCTTCCTCAAACTGTTTCTTCATTGCCGCCCACATATCGTCCTCCAATGGAGTTCCGATAAGCTCATACAGATCATCATATCTTCCGAATACACCAACCAGATCAAGGTTTGGTCTGAGTGCTTCTGGGTGTTTCTCTGCCATATAACGAATAATGGTTCTGAAAGTCTTTCTCTCTCCAAGACCGCCACGAATGTCTCTTGCATAGAACGCAATCTTTGTAGCAAAGAGTTTATCCTGTGCGTATGCCTCAGCAAACAGAGTGGTAATTCTGTTCTCATCAGCCTCTCTCAGCGATCCGATTGTACCAAACAGATCCAGTCGGGCATCGCCAGAGGTATTCAGTGCCACTGCACCGTTTTCAGTCCGGGTAAATCTACCCTCTTCTCTCATTGCATCTGCAAAACTCATGTTTTCCTACCTTTCCAGGACTCTCATTTACGGAATTGAACCGTTTCACATTGTTTTTTAGACATTTGCTTTAACCATTGTGATTGCTGTAGGAGTCCCTATAAAATTGTTTACCGTTTCATTGTCAGGACACTATTGGGGTTTATGATTAACAGTCATATCCAAAAGGGTTGCTGTAAGTGTCCCATGTAAAGTTTTATGCCTATCTGGCTAACTTTTTAAGTTCATACCGCCTGTTATGTATCGCTCCGACAGAACGACCAATCTTCTCAGACAGTTCAGAATCGGTAATCTCATGTTTGATTACCAGTGCATCTTCCTCCGTAGTCCACGGATGAGACGGATATAGAAATGACGTTTTGCTGTAATATCGCCTATGCTGCCTCTGACACGCTTTATGATACTTTTCCATATCCCTATAATCTTCTTTTCGGTTCATAGGCAACCTCTTTCTTTTTACATGACGCTGTTTCAAACGGGAAAATATTGTCAATGGAATTTTCTGTTTTGAAAGATTGCTGTAAGCGTCACTTAATTGCCCCGACAGGACTTGAACCCGTATGCTCGATTGCTGTAAGGAACACTCCTGTCAACCATGTTCCATCCGGTTTACCATAACCGGCAATCGGGGCAGAGACGATGAGAGGAATCGAACCTCTATCCGCAGCTTGGGATTGTTATTGAAAGGAGTTTGCTGATTATGCCACTAACATGACATTCTTCTTAACAGAGCTGCTGTGCTCCCTTTGCACCACATCGCCATATAGAGTGAGGGACGGACTCGAACCGCCGACAACGTCCTTAGCATGGAATGAAAGATTGCTGTTCAGATCACAAACATGATCCATTTTTCTTTCGTGCTCTACCAACTGAGCTACCTCACTCATGTAATTGGCGCATCTTCTTGATTTGTAAGGACATTTGCGCCATCGCCTTGATTGGAGAGGGTAGGATTTGAACCTACACTACATTTGCCTCTTTGGGTGTATTTGCAACATTATTAAAATGATACGTTTTCACAATACAAATTGCGTCTGCCAGTTCCGCTACCTCTCCATATTCAGTTTTCAATACGGAAATCCGTATGAGTTGCGTGGGAGGGAATCGAACCCTCATCTCTTCATTTCCAGTGAAAAAAGAATAGTTGCTGTCCGTGCCACATGGAACATGACACCGCTTTAATGTTCTATCCATTGAACTACCACGCAATATTGCGGAGATTGGATTTGAACCAACGACCTCCGGGGCATGAACCCGGCAAGCTACCACTGCTCCACTCCGCCATAATGCAACCTCGCCCCTAGGTTGCTTTGTAAGTTCTGCTATGTCGTTCCTTGCGTTCCTCACTTAACCGGTGCTAACTACGACAGTATGTGACCGGCGGACTTGATTAAACATTTCCGTACACCCGCTTAATGCCCCACTATTGGCGGTTCTGCCGAGACCAATGGCAATGTCGATAGGAAATGTCTTTCGGGGAATCTCTCTAACCCAACTGGTTTATCGTCCGAAGTCAGGACGGCTTTTTATAACACTCTGGATATTGTCTTTCCAGAATTATTCAGAATGAATACCATAGTATCAGGAATACCAATGCGGCTATACACATAAGTAACTGTATCTAAAGTAACCACCGTGAGTGAAACATTCTTCTCTAATGGAGGATCGCCAAGATACCAAATAATGTTATCTCTGCACAATCCGGCAGCACCGATAAGTTCCTTTGCCTTGTTGAAATTCTTCTGTCTGATTTCCAATTCTTCATCTGAGGATTCAGCGTTGGATATTTGAAGCATATCCTTTTCGATAATAACATCGAAGCACTGAATAACCTGGGATTCCTCAAAGGTATCATTTCTGACACCCTTTTTGATTGTTTGTAATATCATACCTTTCTTCCTCTCTGTCTACGCCTTTCGGCTTATTGCCCCGTTCCGGACCGGGATTGGATAGGTAAGGAATCGGACCTTACACTGGAATATTACGATAGTCGCAGATTACCTCATGTGTTTGGTGCATACGGATTTTTGAACCTATCGTATCAAAGGTGGGTGGCTGCCATTCCTGCTTATTCCAATCACTGCACTTTGCGTTGTTGCCACACCGGGACGCACCTTTTCCTCAACCGTACTAATATTGCAGTTACCCTTTACTGCCTACTATCCAATTCTGAAACCTCCTCCACCGGTGGAATACGGTTTCATAACGGTGCATACAGGAATCGAACCTGTACTGCATTTCTGCAGGACGACTTAGCAAGACGCTCCGCTACCATTACGGCAATGCACCATACGCCGTGTTAGGGATTTGAACCCCAGAGACTTTTACATCCAGACAGTTTTCAAGACTGCACCCTCGACCAACCGGACACACGGCAGAGTAGTTTTCCCTTGGTAACGTACAAGTCGGAGTTCCTCTACCCGCCGGTCGTAAACGCCCTTTCGTAACCTTTTTGTGGAGTGCTTTGAAAGAGTAAGTCAAGTGTCTCCAACTGGCAAGGTGGGGATCGAACCCACGACATTCTGATTAACAGTCAGACGCTCTACCACTGAGCTACAAGCCATTATTGGAGTAACAGGACTCGAACCTGCGCTAACCAACATCCGTAGTGTTGTGCTCTATCCATCTGAGCTATACTCCAATGCAGTCCGGCGGCAGCTTGGATGGTTGCCACTACCGAACCGATGCAACGTGTAAGACAGTTGCCAACAAAGGTATTTCATTTTTTAATGTGGTTCTCGGACCTTGCACCCCTCCACATGGTTCTCATAATCCACCGACTACATACTCAAAGAACCTTTGACGAGTCCAACTCTTTATCGCCTTACCTCGGATGTACGTTGTTATCGCAGTTCTCCGCCTCTACTACATTCCTCTGCGTTTTGATAGATTTTTTTGTGTAGTTACGGCTCTATCTGCCTTTCTACTCATGGTTTTCATCTTGAAAATACTCATGCCAAAAGTCACTTAGTGATCACCGGAACCTCGCCACCGCCAATTTTCTTTCCTGTTAAAGCCGGACTAAGAAAATCAGTTAAGAAATCCGCTCGTCCTACGGTGGGGAGTCGAACCCCACTTTCCCCGGCATGGTGTCCGTGGCATTTCCAGTTATGCTATCGTAGGCATCGTTGCAACAATGGTCTTTAGCGTGACTTACGCAAGCTCTCCAAGTTTAAGTCCTGTCGGCTTTCCCGGACTACTCACATAAGCCTCTCAGTGAGCATTGCAATCTCCCTATTTAATGATTGCTTACCACGGCTTTCGCCAATACTTTTCAGCCGGAACACTAAACCAACTATAAACAGTCAGCGTTATTCTCAGTTGAAATGTTCGATGGGAGAATCGAACTCCCGTCCCCACCGTGAAAAGGTGGTATCTTGACCGCTTGACTAATCGAACAGGTGTGGTTTTTACTTTTTGACTGGAAGCAAGGTACCCTTTAACCACAAAAAATCGTAACCAGGTTCTTGCAATTCTCCGCAGAGAAGCCGTTCGCGTCCGGTAAATTCTCTGTGAATAGGCTGCAATCTACCTAAATGGGCGAAAGAGGAATTGAACCTCCAATGTTTACCACGAGGGAACGGATTTACAGTCCGCCGCAACACCACCAATCGTTGCCGTTCGCCCGGAATTTTCTTTGTATCGCCAAGAACATTAGGAAAGAAGCGGTGGGAATCTTGATCGCTAGAGCTGCACCCACAGGTGGAATCGAACCACCACACTACACCAAGTTCGCTCCGATCATTTAGCGATTCACTTCATCTTTCAGTACTTTACCGGCTTTGAACTTAGGTGCTTTGCAAGCCGGAATGGAAATCTCTTTTCCGTTCTGAGGGTTCTTACCAACTCTGGCAGCACGCTCAGTCACTTCAAATGTTCCAAAACCGACCAACTGCACTTTTCCGCCTTTTCCAAGTTCTCCGCCTACAATCTCAACAAATGCGTTGAGTGCTTTTTCAGCATCACTTTTGGAAAGTCCGGCATCGTCAGCCATTGCCTGTACTAATTCAGCTTTATTCATTGCTCTGTACCTCCGTTGTTGGTGAAAGATCTCCAATGTCTACGATTGTGTCTGTGCCATCAGACAGTGACACTTTCGGCAGTGCGCCGTCCCACTTCTCCAAATACATCTGCTGCAAGATCTTATTCGTCAGTGAATCATTCAACAGTTTGTTGGCATCTGCCTCTCCCTGCGCTTTAATAACGGCAGCGTCAGCTTCGCCCTGCGCCTGAGTGGTTTTTACCTTAGCATCCGCCTCGGCAGCTTCGATCTTTTTCTGATTTTCAATCTGCTGCTGTTCATAAGCCAACTGTGCGGTCTGTTTTTCAGCGATTGCCTGATTGTAACTGTCCTCAAAATCAGTATTGGCAATTACTACCTTGTTGATGATTACTACGTCCTCTCCATATTTCTCATCGAGGGCTTTCTGAATGTTCTGCATGGAAAGAGGCTCTACAATTCCTCTGTTCGTTGCATCTGTTGAGGTCAAGGACTTACTGCTTGTCTTGATTGCGGAAGCCACAAGTGTCTGCGTTACAAGGTTTTCCTTATAGTTGCTGACGTTGGCATAAATCCATGCGGACATTTCCGGGTTGATCTGGTATGTAACTGTGATGTCATCATAATACAGTGCTGTTCTCTCTGATGTTTCAGACCAAATCTGTCCGTCAAACACAATGTCCTGCTGCTTGTTGTTGACTTTCTCAATCTTCTGGACGAATGGGATCTTCCAATTTGCGCCGTTCTGTATTGTTGTCTCATCAATCTGTCCGAATGTGCTTTTAACTCCGGTATATCCGGTCGGTATAATCACGAGTGAATTACCTACTCCGAATACAATCAGACCAACAAGCATCACAACAACAAAACCTTTTGGGAATTTTGCTTTCTCATTTCCCTTTTCCTCGATTTCATACTGTTTTAACGAACATCCTGCAATGATGCCGCCGAGGAAAAGTATGATTCCGATGATCGTCAAAATGATACTCATTCCGTTCTCCTTTTCCGTTTGTATTGCTACCTCTGGTAGCCGTCACGGTCATGCGCTGGACATTCCGTTTCTGTTCTGCATCGGCGCACTCAACCACCTTACTTCGTCTGGTCTATCTTGGTGTAGCTTCCATTTACCCGGGAAATGCCAGATCGCCATGCGTGGACCATCAGGGACTTGAACCCCGGACCATCCGGTTATGAGCCGGACGCTCTAACCAACTGAGCTAATGGTCCATACCTCACACTTGGGGAGATTTCATGTGAGGTCTCGGAGGATCATTATAAGTGGGAACCCTCCGATGTAGGATTTCTGTCGGGGAACAGTAATCCTAAGTGGGAAGTGTTGGTGTCGAACCAACTCCTATGGATTTTCAGTCCATCGCTTCTACCGAGTTAGCTTACTTCCCATATTACGGCACTGTTACTGTGCCGTAATGGTTAGGAGAAACTTTAATGCCAAATACCTTGTGTTCACTCCGCTTAACTTATGTCCGTGTCACTTGGTATGGTCGTAGTATAGCGCACTAAACATTCTTTGTCAAGTGGAATAAACAATATTTTCAAAAAAATTTGTTTTTCTGTGTGCAGTCGGCTTTACAACCGTTTTTCTGAACATCAGAAATCAACTTGCTTACAGGGATTTTGAGAAAATTTGCTATATCGTATATCTTGTCGATTGACGGATAACTTTTGCATTGTTCCCAATCGCTCACGGTATTCTGTGCCACATGAACGCCCGTTGCAAGTTCGTGTTGTGTAATTCCCCTATTCGTTCTTTCTTTTTTCAAGTTGGTGGCGAAACTATATTGTCCCATGCTATCCCTTTCTATATTCCTAAGTCACTTCTCTTTACTACCTGTCCCTCTCCTCCAAGAAGAGCATCTACAAACTGGGCGAACATTGCCAGAGTGTCCGGCGCATCATCATGTTTATTTTTTCCGAGCTGTGTATAACTGCAAAGGAATGACATCATCACACCGTAATCACTCTTAGGCTCATATTCTGTAATATCCTTGAATATGACGTGTTCCTTAACCCATGAAGAATTGACGATGATCTTGGTCTCTTTGTTCTGAGTAGTGTATTTCTTCGTGATATGGCATCTGCCGCCTTTTGCTTTGACAAGTCTCTCAACTTCATTTGCGGTTCTGCTACCCTCTTTGTTGCTCTCGAACTGTGCCTGCTGTACATGATGCTTAACAAGCATATCTGAGTTGAGTTCGTCCAAGGTCCCAGGGTCGATGTTCTTGAATACCAGATCTTCCAGATAGTATCTGTCTCCGTACTGGTAGAAAACTCCGAGGAAGTTGTAGTCTGTACCGGTGTCCTTGGTATCGCAGATTGCCAATATAGAATCCGGTTCTCTGTCCGGCAGTCCTCCGATATATCTCTGTAATTCTGTTGGATGATACAGAATACCCTCTCTCTCAATCGGATCGCTCTTATACAGGCAGCGATATGAAACATCATCCATCGACATTTCCATATCGTGGAAGTATTTCTCATCAAATCCAACATCGTAATCGTAATCAAAGTTGCTTTTTCCGGTCTGAGGATCAATGTCTGGAACAGCAATGAACTCTGCCCTCGGATTGCCCTCATACATTCTTTCAAGCCGGCCAATAACATCATGCACGCTCCATCGGGTTGCAATGTGGATCTCTTTTGCTTTCTTCTTTTTACGAGATTTAAGGTCTGTGGTGTACTCTCCGTACAACTTATCCAGACGATCAATAGACAGAGCCTCTTCGATACCGGAAACCAAATCATCCACATACAGAAATCCCTCACAACGGGTAACACCGGTAAGGGAACCTCTGATTGGTCTGCAGGTCAGTGTCTTAAACGGTTGCCATCTTCCAAGGTTTATTGTCTCTTCTTTTGCATTGTTTCCCTCAAATACAATGTCCGGGAACACATCGCTCCAACAATATTCATTACTGGTAATTATGTTGAGAACGGCATCATAGAACATTCTCGTCATAAATCCAGAATGTGAGGACATAAGGTTTGGTGTGTTTGGGTAATGCCCCATTACAAACGATATAAAAAACTCTCCCAGTGTGGTCTTGCCGGTGCCAGGAGGCATTGATATTGATAGAATATCCAACTCATCATCAATAAGCCTCTGCATCTTCTGTACAAGCCAATAAATCTTATTTCTTCGTGGCTGATAGTATCTGTCCTCGGGATCTCTGTTCTTTTCCACATAAAGCAGATAAGAGTCAAAATCCTTATGTTCCTGTGCCAAGAACAAAAGAGCCTTATTGTACAAATCGTAATATTTAATATCTCCTGTTGCACATAGTCTCAGTGCAAGGAATCTGACCTTATTCGCTAATTTCCGTGAAAGTTCTTTATCTTCCCGGATAACCTCATTTGCCATTCCGAGTAAGGACAGAAGATTGTCATAGTCACTCAGATCGCTTTTCAGAAGCCTTACGATAATCTCTTTATTCGATAGTTCGTGTTGAGCCATGAAAATTCATCCTTTCTCACGGCTCTACACGGCTCTGTA